AAGGCACCTAGCAAAAAGGTTGGCAATCCAAGAAGAGCATCATTCTGTGCAAGAATGAAAGGCATGAAGAAGAAACTGACTTCGGCCAAAACTGCTAACGATCCCGATAGCAGAATCAATAAGTCCCTTAGAGCCTGGAACTGCTGATATGAAAAGCTTTCAACAATTTCTATCCGAAAGTATCACCATCAACGGTGACTTCAATGGAACCCTCAATGTTGGGGGTTCTCAACCAGAACAACAGACAGAATCATTTTTTGCTGATCTTGTATGGGAAGGCAAGATTTATCGTTTGGAAATAGAAGGTCAAATGATGAGTAAAAGTGAATTGGCAGAACACATACTGCGCGAATATCCAGGTGCTATGATTCACAACATCTACCCATCACAACCAAAAAGTTCTTTAAAGATTAAAAATTCTCAGAGGTATCAACCAGAAAGATTAACTTGGAATCAGGAATGAAATTATGGCTCAGTGGAATAAACAGACACAAGATTATCTAAACCAGGAAAGAACACTTCATGAAGTTATTATGTGTGCCGACAGATACGGCAACATTGGAAACTGTGGTGCTGCTGGTACTGGGGCTGTAGGTGGAGATGCTTTTGGGAGGATGAGAATATCTCAACCTCTTACTCTATTTGATAGTTCTCACAGATATAGAGATAATAATCTTTGGGATAGTTTGATTGTAGGCACTGGTTCTACAGTTGGATTTGCAACAACTCAAGGATTAGTCAATATTGGTATTGGAACTACTGCTGGTTGTTCTGTTATTAGAGAGACTACAAAGACATTTTCATATCAACCAGGCAAATCCTTACTTACTTTAAATACATTTGTCCCAGAGCCACCAAAAGAAAATCTAAGACAAAGAATTGGATATTTTGGTGTTGATAATGGAATGTATTTTGAGATTGATGGAACAACAGCATATTTTGTTGAGAGAAGTTTATCTACTGGCACTGAAAGAAGAGTAGCACAAGAAGATTGGAATGTTGATAAGTTGGATGGTACTGGAGTTTCTGGAATTACTTTAGATAAATCCAAAGCACAAATTTTTTGGATGGATATTGAGTGGTTAGGACTTGGTACAGTCAGAATGGGATTTGTAATTAATGGAGTAATGATTCATTGCCATTCATTCCACCACGCAAACTTAATTGAATCAACTTATATTACAACAGCATCACTTCCTCTAAGATATGAGATTACCAATACAGGTATTACCACAAGTAGCAGCACTCTCAAACAAGTTTGTTCCACTGTAATTTCTGAAGGTGGTTATGAGTTGCGTGGATTACAGCAAGCTGTAGGAACACCAATTACATCACCATATAGCATGACCGTTGCTGGAACTTTTTATCCAGTAATTAGTGTAAGATTGAAATCATCTCCAAATCGTTTAGATGCTATTGTAATCTTGACTGCTCTTTCTTTGATGGGAGTTAATAATGGCATCAGTTATAATTGGCAGGTAAGAGCATCAGGAACTACTACTGGAGGAACTTGGGTCAGTGCAGGTGCCGATAGTGCGGTTGAGTACAAACTGGATGGAACTGGCATAACTGGAGGTAGAATATTGGCATCTGGATTTTTCAATTCAGCAAATCAAGGTTCTCCAAATGTTGATATTCTTAAGGAAGCACTATTCAAGTTCCAGTTAGAAAGAAATGGTTTAACTGGAACTCCTTACGAACTTACACTTGTTATTGCAGCATCTCCAATATCAAGTAGTGAAGATGTTTATGCCGCAATGGACTGGGAAGAAGTTAGTAGGTAATTTTTTATGCCCGATAATGATGATAACAATAACAACCCAGGTGGATAAATAATAAAAAAGTGTCTCTGAAAGATGAGTGTCAATAGAAGTCGCTTAGCGGCGAACTTGGTTGCTGATAATAATATTACGTCTGACATTGACAACAACAGAGTTGGAATTGGTTCAACTATCCCAACAGCAACTTTGAATGTTGCTGGTATTGTAAGTGCCACATCCTATTATGGTGATGGTTCCAATCTTACTGGTATTAGTGGAGGAAGTGGATCTCTTGCAATTGGATTTGCAGCAACTACAGGAGAAACATCCTATGTTGTTGGAACAGGTGTCACCTTAGTTAATTTTGTAGGAGCGGGTTATACAGTTGAAATTGCTGGTGGTATTGCTACAGTAAGAAATTTGAAGATGGATCTGAAACAGATTGTCTTCACCAGTGCGGGATATGCAACCACCATTAATGAGGGATCTCAAGTTAGTTATACAGCATCAGTTAATGATTCAAATGCAGTTTTTGCTCTTGAAGATAATGGTGGAATAACAGGACTTGGTATTAATTATACCACTGGTGCTCTTGGTGGAGGGTCTCAAGCATCTCCAGGGACTTATACAGTAAAGATCAGAGCTGCTTCTCCTTTTGGAATGTCTGATAGTTTCCCAGTAACTGTTGGAATTAACACATTCTCCCTTACAATGGACACCATGTTTGGTGATGCTGAGTCTCTTTTGACTTTTGATGATGATGTAACGGATGCTCAGTATGTTGCTCTGGAAGGTGGTGGTGTTGTTGCCAATGATGGTGTCAACTATGTCATTGACAGGGATAATTCAGTTCAGCATGATGCAACAAACCATGCACTTTACTATGATAACACCAACAATGCTCTAATTGGATTTAGATATAGTTCTGCTGGAGCATTGAATGGTATTGGTAGATGGACCAGTGTATCAGATGCAACTGACGGAACTGATGTTGGTTCTGGTTCAATGTGGTCCACAGATTCTGGTGTTCTATTACCAATTGGAAGCACCTTCAACTCTTTGAGGGGACCAAATCTTGGTATTGGAACTCAAGCAGGCATTGGTTCAGCAACATCTGGATACCAACCAACTGGACAATACAATGGTGGTTGGATTGGTGGTGCATTCTATATGAGAATTATTCCAAGTGATTCCACACTTGACAACTTTGGAACTAGAATTGACAGTCATGATTGGTCTTATGGTTTCACACTGGAAGATCCCTGGTTGATGGGAGCTCCATCTCAAATCCTTGCTCCAGAATCTGTTGATGATGGTTGGCACACCATTGCTTATAGACGTTATAGAATTGGAACCTCTTATTTCAATTCTAACAACTATGGTAATAACACCTTCCAAGGAAATTCTTCATCAGGTTTCCAAGCAGGTTGGAGTCAAGAAACAGATGATGCTAACAACCTGATTGCACCTCCAGGTTCAACAGTGGCAGTTTACTATGATCGTTCTGTGAATGATTATCTTCTCTTCATCAATGGCACTCATGTTCACACTGGTACCTCACAATATCTCTATATGAAGAGTTCTGGAAGTACATCACAACCTGTTCTGTCATTTGGTGACTCAACTAATAGTTTGGATGGAATTCCTAATGATGACGATCAAATTGCTGGATGGCCATATAGAATCAGAGACCTGTGGATTGCTAACAATGCAGGTATCACCACAACAGATGTTGTTTCCATCTCTACCTTTAGAGATAGAAACCTTGCTGATTACTCTGGTTACAGTAACATTGACACTTACATCACTCTGACTGGTGCTGGAACTTCTATTGAAAAAGGTAATGTTTCGATTGCAAGAAGTGCTGTCACCTACAGTTAAATAAAGTAACTCTAAGATTATTATGCCAGATAATGATGTCTACTTAGGTAATCCGTTACTTAAGAAAGCGAATACTAAAATTGAATTTACCTCAGAACAGATTGAGGAATATATTAAGTGTAAGGATGACCCTGTTTACTTTGCACAGAACTATGTCCAGATTGTGACCCTGGACCATGGTTTGCAACCATTCAGGACTTATGACTTCCAAGAGAAGTTAATCACACGATTCCACGAGAACAGATTCAACATCTGTAAGATGCCACGACAGACTGGTAAGTCCACTACTGTGGTGTCCTACTTGTTGCATTATGCCATCTTCAATGACAGTGTAAACATTGGTATCCTGGCAAACAAAGCATCCACTGCCAGAGAACTTTTGGCAAGACTTGCAACAGCATATGAAAACTTACCCAAGTGGATGCAACAGGGCGTGCTAGTATGGAACAAAGGAAACATTGAACTCGAAAATGGCAGTAAGATATTGGCAGCTTCTACATCTGCGAGTGCTGTCCGAGGTATGTCATTTAACATCCTCTTTCTCGACGAGTTCGCGTTCGTCCCGAATCACATTGCTGACTCGTTCTTTGCCTCTGTTTATCCTACTATTACTTCTGGTAAAAGCACAAAAGTCA